TATTCCACGGTGTGACCATAGGTCCAATGTCAGGCGTCGGCCCCATGCTTAATGGCAATGGAAATGGCACGCCATCTGTCGAGAATGCTATAGGTGCGATGATTGACAAGCCGCAAGGCAAACGCACACGTCAAGAGCGTAAGATAATGCGCGAGATTACACGCTTGCAGAACAGCTTGTCTGCTTACGTTGAAGGCAAGCCGACTGAGCGCAGGCCAGTGCGTGGCCTGATGGCGGCCATGGACAGCTTCGACCAGCAGCGCAACCAGATGACCCCAGAAGAGCAAATGGACTTTGAGGACAAGCTCGACGCTCATGTGAAATACATAAGGTCAAAGGCTGAGTTCTCTGTCGATCCGTTCTGGGTCTACGCAGTCAACCCAAAGATGGCAAAGCTTGTAATGCCAGAGACCACCAAGTGGATACAAGGTGAGCTCCGCAAGGCAGGCAACAAGGACATCCAGTTCTTCGCTCACCCACTTGCGATATCCATTGCCGTCGTGATGGCTCTTATGGCCTCTGAGCAGGCTGAGGATGAGCAAAGAGAAGAGCAGCAGCGTCAACAAATGCAGCCGGGGGCACTGTCGCCAACTGCAGGTATGCTGTCTGCCGCCTAAACCACAAAAGAAAAGGAGAGCAACCGTGAAGCTAATGATTGAGCTTATGACGGCTGTAAAAGGCTTCGAGGACATCGAGGCTAACAAGTCGCTGTCGAAGGACGACAAGGGCGCAATGATCTGGGAGATGTACTGCAATATCCCAATGATGATGTACGAGCGTCAGTTTCCTCACTCGACACGGATAATTACGGAGATATCGACGAGGTATAAACCTAATGACGACCGAAAAGCAGAAAAGGCCGGGGCGAAAGAAAGCTCCACCAAAAGTGGTAAAGATGCCCCAAAAGGCAAATCCAAAGGAAAAGAACCACTTCTGGCTGATGATGCAAACGGAAGAGGGCCGCGCACAAAGAAAGGCGTGGGCAACAAAAAAGCGTAAAAACCCCGGCAGGCCAAAGGGCGTGCCAGATGGATACACACGCGAAACAATAAAGCCTTTAAGGGAACAAGCGATGAAAGATGCAGAAACTGTCGTAGACATCATGAAGAAGGACTATGGCGTCGAGGATGAACTCGCCCAAGAAGCACTTCGCACTGCAGTCATTATCATGCGCGAACCGGGGCAAGCCAGAGAGAAGCTTTTGGCTGCTCGTATGGTCCTCGACTTCACCAAGAGCAAACCAGTCAGCAAGTCTGAAGTTTCTGTCGGTAAGGCCGAGGAGTTCCTAGCGACACTTCTGATGGCAGAAGCACTAAACGAGGAAGAGCAATTAGATGAACCCGAAGTTAGCCGCGATACGGAAACGCCTATACACTGACTTTGAGTTCTACTCTAAATCTGCCCTAAAGATCAGAACTAAAGAAGGTGACGTTCAGCCTCTAAAGCTGAACCCTGCCCAAGCCATCCTGCAGAAGGCTGTCGAAGATCAGCTAGCAGCAGAAGGCAAAGTCAGGATCATCATCTTAAAAGCGCGTCAACAGGGTCTCTCGACCTATGTTGGCGGCTACTTATACTTCAGCGTCTCTCAGCGTGCCGCGTGTAAATCCATGGTTATTACGCACCACTCTGATAGCACTCGTGCCCTCTTCGACATGACAAAGAGGTATCACGAGAACTGCCCTGAGCTCCTAAAGCCTCACACTAAGTATAGCAGCAGGCGCGAGTTGTCGTTTGACGTCCTCGATAGCTCTTACGTCGTTGCGACTGCAGGTGGCGATGCTATTGGCCGAGGCGAGACGCTGACCCACGTTCATGCTTCAGAGCTTGCCTTTTGGTCTAAGACGACAGCAGCCGACAACTGGAACTCCCTGACACAGGCCGTACCAAACACTAAGAACACTGCCATCTTCGTCGAAAGCACAGCCAACGGTGTGACAGGCGTCTTCTATGATCTTTGGAAGGGCGCTGTCGACGGCAGTAACGGCTATGTGCCTGTGTTTATTCCTTGGCACGTCAACCCTGAGTATCGAGAGACAGTCCCAAAGAAGTTCCAACGCACTCCAGAAGAAGAGGAGCTTGCGGAGAAGTATTCTTTAGATGACGGCCAGTTGATGTTTCGTCGTCGTAAGATAGCCCAGAATGGCATCGACCTGTTTCGACAGGAGTACCCATCAGAACCCGAAGAGGCCTTTCTGACGACAGGTCGCCCAGTGTTTAACCCTGAGCAGCTTCAGGAAACACTTGCAGATGCTGCAGACGTCAAAGAGCGTCTAGCGCTCGAAGGAGACGACTGGGAGAACAACGTCAGAGGGGAGCTTACGCTATACAGAGCGCACGACCCCGGAGAGCAATATGTCATTGGCGCTGACGTCGCTATGGGCGTCCGCAATGGTGACTACAGCGTTGCCCAAGTGCTCGACAGTAAAAAGCGGCAGGTGGCTACTTGGAGAGGCCATGTGCACCCCGACTACTTTGCTACCGTTCTCTATCACTTAGGGGACTTCTTCAATCAGGCTTACATTATCGTGGAGAACAACAGCCATGGCATTCTCACATGCACTCGTCTGGCTAAAGATATGGCTTACAGTAACTTTTATACGACCACTGAAGTGGATAAGCTCACAGATCGTGAAACTGTCAAGTTGGGCTTTGCGACAACTGCCAAGACGAAACCGCTAGTTATCGACCAGTTACGCGCCTCAGTGCGCGACGGTGAGATCGAACTAAACGACAAGACAACAATTAGAGAGATGCTGACATACATCGTGACAGAAAGCGGTGGGATGGAAGCTGAAGCAGGCTGCTTTGACGACTGCGTCATGAGCCTCGCACTGGCTAATCACGTCCACGAGGGCGCTTGGGAGCCAGTAGAAAGTGTAGATGAAATGTACATAGAAATGGTGTGACTGAATGAGCACGGAAGAATACAGTAAACTGAGTGATGAGCAGATTGTCGCTCTAGTTGACGACAATGTGCGTAAGTCTATCGGGTACTATGACAGCGAGATCAGCAGAGAACGCCGTAAGGTAGTCGATCACTACAACGCAGCCCTGCCTCGCCCAGCGCACGATGGAAACAGTAAGTATGTCTCTATGGACGTCTATGACGCCGTCGAGAGCATGAAGGCAGCGCTCCTAGAGACATTCTCCACAGGATACAAGACAGTTCGCTTTAGCCCTCAGAACAGTGACGATGTCCCAATGGCTGCCGTCGCTACTTCTTATGTGGACTTCGTCGCAAACCGTCAGAACAACCTGTTTGAGGTCATGCAGACGGTCATCCACGATGGGCTGATTGCACGCGCAGGGCTTGCCAAAGTGTTCTACGAAGAAAGCTCTGACAGCTACCTTCAGACCATCGAGGACGTACTGCCTGACGACTTCGACATGATGCTTGCAGAAGACAACGTCGAGATCGAGGAAGTCGAAGAGGACGCCTTGGGGAACTACAGTGGCACCCTTCGTATATACCGCGATACGTCAAAGGTTTGTATAGACGCCGTCGCCCCGGAAGAGTTCCTAATTGAACCGCAAGCCAAAGACTTAGACAGCATTACGTTTTGCGCCCAGAGATACAAAAAGACGCTCTCTGAGCTACGCGAGATGGGCTATGACGAGAAGCTCCTTGAGGACATCGGTGAGCATGACGACGTCGACCTAGAGACCGACCCAGAGGTCATCAGCCGCCACGAGAACATCGGCAGTGATCGAGGGTTTAACGTCAAAGGTTACCAAGACCAAGTCAGACAAGTGACCGTCTACGAAGCCTACATAATGCTAGACAAAATGGGCACTGGAGTTGCAGAGCTCTACAAGGTCATCAAGGCAGGTAACAGCTTGCTAGAGTGCGAGAGGTGCATGAGACGCCCCTTCGTCGCCTTTGTACCTCTGCCGATTGCCCATGCCTTCTATGGCTCGAACTTCGGTGCCAAGGTCATACCAATACAGAACGCCAGAACGGTGCTCACGCGGTCAATTTTAGACCACGCAATGATTACAAATAACCCACGTTATGTCGTCACCAAAGGCGGCCTCTCGAACCCAAGGGAGCTCATTGATAATCGCGTCGGCGGCATAGTGAACGTCACACGGCCCGACGCTATCAGCCCAATGCCACAGGCGGCACTCAATCCGTTTATCTTCCAGACCATCCAGATGCTCGATGAAGACAAAGAGGATACCACTGGTGTCTCTCGCCTGTCTCAAGGTCTCAACAAGGACGCCATCAGCAAACAGAACAGCGCTGCAATGGTTGAGCAGCTTGCGACGATGTCTCAGCAGCGCCAGAAGATCATCGCTCGTAACTTCGCAAATAACTTCCTGAAGCCGCTCTATCAGATGATCTATCAGCTTGTCGTTGAGAACGAAGATGAGCAAAAGATCGTAGAGCTTGCAGGTAACTTTGTGCCAGTCAACCCCGGCACTTGGGCCGACAAACGTGACGTACAAGTAGACTTACACCTCGGATACGGTGAGCAAGAACAAGAGGCTCAGAAGTATCTAGCGATACACGGTCTGATGTCTCAGGACCCTGTGTTGTCACAGATGTATACACCAGAGAACGCATTTAACCTTATGTCCACCGTTCTAGAGAACAACGGCATTAAGAACGTCAGTGACTTCTTGTCGCCACCTCAGCAGCCTCAGCCTGACCCTGCCCAAGAAATGCAGATGCAGGCCGCTCAGAAGCAGCTTGAGATACAAGAACGTCAGACAGCAGTGGCTGAGATGAAGGCACAAGCCGACGCTCAGATCGCTCAATTGAAACTCCAACTTGAGCAGTTGAAAGCACAACAGAGCTTCGCCATTCAGAGCGACAGCATGGACCTCAAAGAGGCTCAGTTGGAGCACAAACAAATGGTAGACACAGCAGAGCTTGAGATAGCTCGGACTGCCGACGATGTCAGGGCCATTGCCTCACCAACAGGATGATGACCCTACGACCGCGCAGACGAAACCCCATAGCCCAAGCGCTACGCACCCCACGGTTTCGTCCGCGCATCCTTAAGGACAAGACGAAAGTCCTTCCAAGGAAAACAAAGCATAAGAAGAGCAACAAAAAGGAGAGTTCAGATGTATCGTACTGATGAGCAGGAACGTCTGATTAAACAAGGTGACGACGCAGAAGCATTACTTAGCACCCCGGCATTTCAGAATGTCTTAAACGCTCTGGTCGAAGGCACTTTTCAGCAGTTCGTCAATACGAAACCTGATGAGAGCAGCGCCAGAGAGAACCTTTACAACCACTATCGTGCCTTAGTCGACGTGGCGAACACTCTGAAACAGCAGACCGCTATCAGAGATCAAATCATGGAGAGCACTAATAAAGAAGGCGATAGCAGCCAAGAGGAAGAATAGGTCCATCATGAGTAACGACCAAACAAATCAACCTCAACAGTCGCAACAATCATTCGATGACATCGAAGATGCGGCAGAAGCCATCTTGGGTCGTTGGTCGGACGACGAAAGTCCAACCGACCGCGAGGACGAAGAGGCAACCTCGGAAGAAAACATCAAAGAGACTGATGCTTTCGAGGAATACGAAGAGGACGAAACTAACGAAGCCGAAGAGCCAGAAGAGGATACTTCAAAAGAAGAAGAAGAGGAAGACCTTGAGGCCCCTGACCAAGAAGACACCGCCGAAGACACGGATGACGAAGAAACCGAAGAAGAAGAGCTTGTCGAGCTCACTGACGAGACTTTGGTTGAAATCCCAGTCGATGGTGATGTCAAGCAGGCATCCATCAAGGAACTCAAACGGCTCTACGGACAAGAAGCAAGTCTAACTCGTAAGTCTCAAGAAACCGCTGCCAAGCGCAAAGAGGCAGACGAAGCCCTTCAGAGGGCTGATTTGTCATACAAGAAGCTTATCGAAAGAGCTCAGGCGCGTTTCAAGCCATATTCTGAAGTGGACATGTTAGTCGCTAGTCGACAGATGGACGCTACGGAGTTTGCGAAACTACGCCAAGAGGCTAGCGAAGCAGAACAAGACCTTAAGTTTTTAACCGAAGAAGCAGACGCCTTCTACAAACAGGCACAGACTGATTACTCTAAACAGCATCAGGCTGCCGCCCAAGAGTGCGTCAAGGTTCTTCAGAATGAACTGCCAGACTGGGGCAATGATCTATACAACGACATTCGCCAGTACGCAGTATCAGTCGGTCTTCCACAGGAACAAGTCGATCAATACGTCGACCCACAGGTCATTATGGTCCTCAATAAGGCGAGGCTCTACGACCAATCCAAAGCGGCTGCCGAAACCAAAAAGGGAAAAGCAGTGCTCGTAAAGAAGGCCAACAAGAAAACTAAAGTCTTGAGATCAAAGAAGGCACCACCGAGTGATGCAGATGTCCGTATTCAGCGCCAGAAGAAGGCTCAGAATAAACTACGGTCAAACGCATCTATGAGTGGTGACTTAGATGACATAGCGGATGCCTTGATGTCGCGGTGGGAGCAATCCTAACCCAACAACAACACCAAGAAAGGAGCCATAAAGATGGCCCTCTACTCGACTTACGACCAAGTGGGACGGAAGGAAGATGTATCGGACATTAACTAAGAATGGTGTCCTTTCAGAGTAATCTGTCAAAACAAACCGTGTGAACTCAGGGAACACCCTCCGGGGCAATCCTGAGCCAAGCCCTAGAACTCTAGGGAAGGTGCAACGACTATCCAGAGATGGAGTAGGACCAAGTGGTCCGAAGCGCACGGCCCCAGTGACCACTGGGAGATGATATAGTCTGATCTGCAGGGCATAACCTGCAGCAGCCTTCACAGGCGGCCTGAGATTAACGCACTCAGGTGAACATAAAGCATTTCTGATATTACGCCCACAGATACCCCATTCTTTAGCATGATCCGTTCCGAAAAGGTTTCGGCTCGTACTTTTGAATGGCTAGAAGACAGCCTTAACTTCAGGGCCGCTGCTTAGTAATAGGCAGATGACAACTCTGTGAACTCAGGGAAACTCCTAACACTGCAAGGTGAGGACAATCCTGAGCCAAGCCCCATCAGGGGAAGGTGCAACGACTATCCAGTAATGGAGTAGGACCAAGTGGTCCGAAGCGCAGAGCATCCTCAAACAAAGGATGATGATATAGTCTCATCTCATGTGAAAGCATGAGCAGTCGAAAGACGGTCTAAGTGTAACGAACTTAGGCGAAGATAATGTGCAGCAGCCGCAAACAATGCGGCAATCGAAGGCGCGGACGCAACAATGGCAACATTGACCGCCGCTACAAGTCGCACCAACAACACGCAAATCCTGACCAAGGCTTTCCAAGTAAGTGCAACAGCAGACGCTATTGCCACTTATGGCCGTGCCAAGGAAACCGCGTATCAACTTGGGAAAGCGCTTAAAGAGATCGATGGTCTCCTCGCTGCGTAATCAGCGAAGCAAAACTATGTGAATTGACTGGGAAGCTAAGTCGAAAGATATGCTAATCAGCAGCCAAGCTAGTCAGGGATGGCTAGAAGGTTCAGAGACTAGGTCATACGATCCAGAACGGATTATGAAGACCCACGAGTGCATAGGACCCTATCAACAATGTTGAGGGTTAAGATATAGTCCGACACTCCGTTGAAAAGCGGAGAGCTAAGGATAAAGAGCCTTAGCGTAACTTGTGCAAGCGCGATCTAGAGAGAGCTTACGTTGGTGTCGACAATGCAGCCGTCACTGGCTCAGAGAGTGCCGCTCGTGAGATGGCATCTGCAACTCAGCAGATTTCAAATTCGACCGACGCCGGGAGCAATGCAACAGACGCCCTTACAGAGGCAAAATTACTTGTTGCAGGTCAGGCTGCGTTCAACGCCGGGTCAGACCCAAGTGTCTTCATGATCAAACCTGCCGACGCCCAAATCGTCGCAGGATTTGCAGCGTCATCTGGACGTAACCGTGAGTTCGCTCAGACCAAGCAGTTGGTCAATGTGATCGACCTCTATGTT